TTTTTGCCGGCTGTACTACGGCTGAACAGGCCTCGACGGCTGACGCTGCTACGAAGCTTAAGGCTCAGGTAGTGAACGCCTGCATGGTGGTCGATCCTACGCTCCAGGCAGTCGCGGCAATGGATCCGGCGGTGAAGTCTGCTGCTGACACGACGAGCTTGGTTTGCTCGGCATCGGCAACGGTAGATCCGGCCTCGGTTCAGTCGCTGGTGAACACGGCGATTCCGGCTATCGAGCAGGCGGTCACGGCTTCTGCATTGGTCCCGGCAGACAAAAAGCCGCTAGTGGTAGCGGCTTTGGGCGTGTTTCAGTTGACTCTGTCTAACGCGTTCTCGGTGTACGGACAGTCTGTTCAGAAGACCTGATAGTATCCGTTATGTCAAGCGGCCCATATGGGCCGCTGTATCAAAGTACCCCGCTCCCGGCCTGCCAGCAGAGATAGAGAATACAGGCGATTGTACCGCCCACCGACCCAGCAGCCACGATGTCAAACAGGCTGCGCATGTGCTCAAATCGGGGATTCATAGGTATCCTCTTGCATCGGTTCTGTTTCCGGAATCGGCATGTCAATAACGCCGTCAGCGTCAATCGCAGCATCTACTACGGCCTGAAGACCTCGCGGGCGCCTCACGCCGTCAGATTTCGGCTTGACCTCTTCAGCCTTCGGCGCCGGCGCCTCTTCGAAGTCGTCATCACGCGTCACTAAGCCGTCCAGATCGGTAGACATCGGCAGGCGCTTGGCATGGCGTCGAATCACGGTCTTCTTCGCCATTTCGTCGTAGTCCGTTGCCCATGGCCCCTTATCCGGCGACCGGCTGCGCTTGCGAATCGCATTCACGTCATCGACTGACATAACCTCGCGCGACTTCTCGCCGTCCTTCATCACGACAATTGAGTAGACTGCGATCAATTCTCCTCGATTTCTCAGTGTCGGCTTATGGCTGATCTTCTCCTCGTCGCCAAGCTGGTAATCGAATTCGTCATTCTCGTAGACAGCGTTGACGCTCCACGTCGAGATTTCGCCCGAGTTGCGCACTTTCTTTTGGATCCCCGCGACCATGGGCATCCACTGAGCCTTATTACCGAACGTGACAATCGCTCCTTCGCGACCATCCGGCAACAGACCATCCTGTGCAGCTCGCATAGCAGCGCCGTACAGCGTCTGGCGATCAGCATTGAGAAGGGCCGGCGTATTCTGAATCGCCGTCATCGTCACGCGAACGAAACGCTCCGGGCTCACTTGCGGCGGCAGCGCTGCCTTGAACTGCGGTTCCATCTTCTCGATGGCGCTACGGACTACTGTGATTTCGTTGCTCATTGTTTCTCCTTTTTCTTGGTTACCTTGAACAATCGGTAACCTTCCCGGGTGTATGCCACTTCGCACGGCGCCACGATACCAGCGCTGATCGAATACCCGCTAGCCAGCACCTTCTCAGCCTCGCCAATCATCGTCAGAAGCTTTGCCTTCGCGATTTCCTTGTCTTCTTTGGCGTCCTTCTCGCGCTTAGATGCTTCGCTGTATTCTAAACAGAGTGATGCGATTTCGTCATCATCGCGAGCATCTAGGATTTTCCCGGGTTCCGCATATCCATGAAGCGATGCTACGAACGCTGCGTCAGTCGGATAGAACGGTTCAGGCTCCTTTCCTGCATCGATGCTCCACCAGAATTCACGGATCTTCTGTTCAATCCCCTGCCCTACTTTCGGGTCATACTCGCGGATCAGTACGTGAGGCTTGTTACCCCCTACCAGCACTCCGATGGCGCCCCATGTATAACCGCTGACATGGAGTTGGTGCTGCAACTGAATCTCGATGTGCGGAGGCGCTTCGATCTCGCCATCCTCGCCCACAGTCCAGTTATCTCGGAACGCAAGGTAGTCTACGTTCTTGATTTCGAGCATCCCTGGCGAATCATTCCCCGCCATTGATGCCGAATAATCAAATGACGATCCCATACGAATTCCAGGGACGCGTTCGTATTGCGGCCTAGGCGACCATGACCATCCCTGTTCTTCTGATATCCCTTCCGCAATCGCATCCTGCAACTTGCGTCCCCAAAACATCCGCTCGTTATCCTTGATCGTGTACACCTCGCCGGACTTCTTCCGATGCCACAGTTCAAACTTCGTCATGTACGGCGATAGCCCGAAGAGAGCCGGCGACTCAGTGCTGGTTACATCAAGAGTCCTAAGCTTAAGCCACTCTTCCTCGGAGGCGGGGATGATTGATTCTCTTGTCATTTCCACCCCTTATCATCTAAAAGCTTTTGAATCTGCTCGATGTATGCCTCAGCCAGATCTTTCTCAAGCTTTCTGTTCAATGCCGCTCGCATATCATCGTCCGCAATTCTCTTGAAGAAATCCCGCACATCGATCCAAAGAAATTGCTGCTCAAGCGTCATCTTACTCATTGCGTTCCCTCCCCGTCCAAACACAGAATCCTACGTAAAACGCCCCAATCGCTACGCCAAGCCAGACCGCCATGAGATACATAACGATCTGGTTGAAACTGCTGTCCAACAGCATCTGAATCGCTTCCATGATTCCTCCGTTTGCATGGGATGAATCATAGCCCGCCGTTGAGATTAGCGCAACGTGTTTTTCACAACATCTTTCGCCTGCTCTTCTGAGCGCACGATCTCAGCGATACCGCCAGCTCTGCGCACGGCCTCAATGAACCGTAGTTGGTCCGGAGTCGGCCTTCCCTTCTCAGTCTTCACCTCTAGCGCGGTAATCACAGCGATACGCTTGCCGACCATTTCGGGCGTAACCTCGAGCGATGTCCATCCGATCAGATCGGCGCCCCCTGGGTTCGCGATGCCGTATCGGATCGGTCGCCCGTCTTGCACATAGAAACCGCACTGGTTACGAAACAGAACGGTAGTCTTGGCTACTGCCAGCATAATGCGGCGCATTAGGGATGATTCGGTCATACTGTTCTCCGTCTCGCTCTAGTCACATGCCGCGCCCATAATTCCGGCCTCTTGTAACCGCGCGACCGTCCGATGGCTACTAACTCATCTTCTGACCGCGCTTTCCGCTGCTCTGCCTGCTTCACCTTCGCCGCTGTCGCTGCATCGACTTCTACCAGGTCTCCAGCGACCTCTTCGACTTCTCGGCCTTGCGATTCGAATACGTGACCGCAGGATCCGCACTTCGCGACATAGCCCATCAGCGTCGCCATGCAGACCGGGCATCGGCGCAGAGTCACGTCCTCCGAATCTTTCTTCTTGCGCTTCGTTCGGCCTTCTAGACTCCATTGTCTCGGCGTGCATGGAAAACCGTGCTTCTCTCCGCTGTTCCCTGCGTGATCCAGAATCAGGGCTGTCTTCCCGGGCGCCGGCCTTAGAACGCGCCCCCATCGCTGCATCACGGCGCCTAGACTCATCGAAGGCGCGCAATCGATCAGGGTTTGCACGCCGGCAATGTCTGTCCCCTCTCCGAAAATCTGAACGTTTGAGATAACGTCCAGGTCGCCATTCTCAAACCGATCTATCGCTGCGTCCCGTACAGCCGGGTCCGTCTCGCCGTCCACATGTTCAGCGCTGATACCGGCTGTCCTGAAGCGCTCAACAGCCTCGAGTGAACGCGCCACGGATACATGAAACATGAGGGCTTTGGTGCCCATCGCATGCTTGACGTAGTGGTCAACGGCGTCCCCCGTAACCGTTGACGCTCTAATTGCCTCATCGAGTTCTTTTCGGTTGTAATCACCGCCCACCTTGTGAATTCCGGCGAGAGATAGATTGCTTGCAGGAGCGAGGAGCCGATAAGGCGCAAGGAACGAATTGTCGATGAGCCATCTAACGGCTGGCCCCTCCACAAGTTCATCGAAGAATTCTCCGAGACCAACACCATCAAGCCGTATTGGTGTTGCCGATAAACCAATGTGCACCGCATTAGGAAACTCCTGCGCGATTTTTGCCCACGAACCGGCGCCGATGTGATGCGCCTCGTCGAAAATAATTACGTCTGGCGCTTGATATCTGTCTAGCCGATGAATCAGAGTGGGTATCGAGCACACCTGGGCTGCGTGGAAACGATTAGACGGATAGCCAGCACTCACGATGCCGTGTGGGAGATCGCACTTCGAGAAGGCTTTTGATACTTGCCTCACTAGCTCTCTACGGTGAACCAACATCCAGACACGCTTCCCCTTCTCTACCGCGTTCTTAGCCATCGTAGAGGCCACTACGGTTTTGCCGAATCCCGTAGGGGCCTGCAAGAGTACGCGCCTACGTCCTCGCTTCAGGTGCACTCGCACGGCCTCAAGGGCTTCTTCTTGGTCGTTACGCAGAGTCAGCATCGGGTAATCCAGGCATCGGAACTACGTTATCCATCGTTAGCATCGTCACTGGCCCATGCGCCGACAACAGAACCTCCTGAGCTTTCAGCCACGTCTGCCAGTGTTTTTCCTTAACGCCTGCGAGGCAGCATAGGCCGGCTTCGTCGTAGTATCGGTCGAACTGATCGCGGCTCATTTCTGCTCCTGCTTAGTCCAATCACGGCGCTTGATTCCCAGCGCGGCCCACAACGGATCAAAATCAGCGGGTAGCATCAGATTCCCTCAACATTTCATAGAGCATAAGAACTAGAAACCACGCTGCGGAAATGTTTGAAATCCAAGTAGCCATGTGTGGCGCTACTACGATTACGATACATACCCCAAAGAACCGAGAATTTTTCACGCGGCCTCCTTAAAAATGCGGCTCTGATATTTCCCATTTGGTGTGATTTTCTCACCATCAGTCACCTGGGAAACGAGTGTGGCGAAGGGGTTGACCTTGCCCTGTCGAATTTTCCTGCGCTCGCGGTACTCGTGGCTGTTTTCCTTTCCTTCCTTCGGAAGTGGCTTCGGAACGTCCGCCCCAGGTCCAAATCGCCATACTGCGACCCAATTTGAACTGCCTCCGCACTTCTTCCAGCCGGCGATATGATACTTCGTACCGTGACCTTCTCGGAGCATCGTTCTAGTTCTCTGATGCGATGCTCTAGTCTTCTCGGCGATTTCGTATGTCGTTCCACAGTAGCCGGTCTTCAACAGGTCATCCGTTACGCTGGAAACAAATGAATGACGAGCTCGGTTCAGAGGAATGCGACTAGGAAGCTTCAGAAACACTTCTGCGCGGCAGTAGATCGCATGCTGCGTACGGCCCGGTAGAAGGTGAAGGAACGCTTTAACGCCTCCCTGGGCCTCCCAAAAGTCCCGAATGATCTGATCTTCTGATGGCGTCCATCGTGGCTTTTTCATGCCGCCTCCTTGAATGCGTATCGTGCTGTTTTCTTACCCGGGGCAACTCCTACCGATTGACCCTGACGCATGCGCTTCTCGATCTGATCTGATGCCCACACATATTGCCGCTTTGAGACAATCTCAACAAGGGCTTCGAACACATGGATTCCGCCGTTGATAGCGGTCAGTTCTGCTGCTCGTAGGGTTCGACTACCCTTGTCGTACCAGCGCTCCTGCACCTCGATTAACGCGTTTGCTGCGTCATATACTGCCTGTAATCCGATGTGCTTATTGTTCGCTTGCTCGCACAAGATAAGGCAAATATTCATCGCAGTGACAAGCGCACCCCAATCGTCCTGTTCTGCCTCGCCTCTGGATAGTCGTTGAGCTGCCAAGTGCGTAGTCAGAAGAACCTTATCTCGTAGTTCTCCGGTTAGCGGCTTGTCTCCGTCGAACAGGGTTGAAATCGTATCGGCGCCCTTCGTCAGCCATGAAATCTTGCGGACGTATTTCTTGCGCGGCTTCTTATTTCCTGCCATTTCTCTCCCTCCATTCTGGCAATCTGTTCCACTCGGACAGAATCATGATCTGAGGATGCAGTCTAGGACGACGATACACAACCCATCGATCCTCTACGAGCTGGATAAAAAGCACCTGATTCCCTAGGTGCTCCCTATCGCGCTTCATCGGTACGTTGCAGCCGATGGTCACTTCCCCTCCTCCTTCTGCGCGTCTATCCGCGCCGTGATTGGCCTTACGCTTCCGGTCTTCACCCATCGGGCAATCCCCAACTCACATGCACTGGTGAGCGCAACGCCGTTCGCCATGCCCCGATGCGTTCTCGGGTTGCAGCAACCGCAGTGGCATGTTCGACGCCGACCGGGACGCTTCTCGATCGGCTCGCTGTAGCGGATGTGACCCTCAGAAACTCCACACGGGCTATTCTCATTGGTCGGATTCCCTTCGCATCCGACGCACTTGTCGCTCGCGTTCGAGGCGGCGAGAAGGGCGCGAAGCGCTTCCGCATATGCCACTTGCCGTGCGCAGTCGATTCCGTTTTCTGCTTTCCCGGCTTCCAGCACCATCGCGAGACGGGTCAATGTAGCCATCTGGTCTTCGTTCATCTCATTCCTCATCGTTGTCGCTGCGTCGAGACAGCGGGTTAGGCGGTCACATCCTGCTTCGCGTTCGCCTGGAATACCGCGCGCATCTGTGGCCAGCGCTTTCCGCTTTTTATCGCGCCTATCAATGATCGCGATACCCCGTAGTCGTTTGCCACCTCCAGGTGAGTTCTCTTGTCTGAAAGGATTGACAGTACTTCCTGTTCAGTAAGCTTCGCTGATTTTTGCAGGGACCCTCGAAGCACCCTATGCCGTCCTTTCCCATCTCTATCTTTCATGTTTTCTA